CCAGAAGCATGCTTTTTTTATTATGAAAAAACGCTTATAAATCAACGACTTACAGACCGCGGTAGGTGGCTCTGGCTGCGATGGTTATAACTCAGTTTTTAACGAACGGTACAGTTAAAAACGATATGGCGTTAACTGTCTTTATTTTTAGAGTCCCAAAACTTGTTTTATGGGTAAAAAAATTTTAAAATTTTTTTCAAATGAGCAAGAAGAAAGTTAAGAAGAATGGACGACCTGGATTGTCGGTCCGAACAAGATTGACACGTAAGCAAGAATTATTTGTTCGTGAGCTAGTTGCAAACGATGGTCATATTACTTTGAGAGAAGCTGCGATAAACGCGGGCTATTCTGCAAGTTCTTCTCATACTAGAGCGTATGAGCTAACAAATCCTGATAAGAGTCCCCATGTTGTTGCTGCGATAAACAAATATCGTAGAGAATTAGATGCAAAATTTGGCGTAACTTACGGAAGACATATTCGTGAGCTACAAAGAATACGCGACGAAGCTTTGCAGAACGGCGCTTACTCGGCTGCCGTGCAAGCAGAGTATCGTAGAGGTCAAGCTCAAGGCGATATTTATATAAGTAAAAGTGAAATACGTCATGGCAGCATAGATCAGATGTCAAAAGAAGAAGTTTTAAAAGCTATTGAGGAAATAAAATCTTATGTCCCGTCCAGTGAAAAACAAACAGATACCAGCGAGCGCGATTCCGAAGGAATCCGGACTGTGGAAACAAGTCCGGGAAGCTTTGAAGCGGACCCGTCCCAAGATACTGCCCACTAGGTTAGAATCGTGGGCCTTGCCCGGTGTGCCAGATGTCATGCTTTGTGATGAAAAAGGCAATTTTCATTTATTAGAATTAAAATTTTGTAATGGCAATAAAGTCGGTTTACGTCCGCACCAAGTTTCTTTTATGACTCGACATAAACATGCCAGTGTTTGGATTTTAGTAAAACATCAAAAAATAAATGAAAAAGATTTTCGTATTTTAATTTTTAAAGGCGAAGAAGCTGTCAATTTAGTTATGGATGGCTTAAAGGGGTCCCAAGAAATTGCTGAGTTCAAGGGGCCTTTTATAGAGTGGGAAAAGATTTTTAAAATTTTTGCACCATGAACATCTTTGAAGACGAAACAAAATTATTACGTTTAAAGCTACGACTCGCACAATTACAAAAAGTAGAAGACTGCCAAAATAATTTTTTAAATTTTGTGCAAGCAATGTGGCCTGAGTTTATTCAGGGAAATCACCACAAAACAATTGCAAAAAAATTAGAGGAGATTGCGGAAGGTAAAATAAAACGTTTAATCATAAACATGCCGCCGCGACACACAAAAAGTGAGTTCGCCAGCTTCTTGTTTCCAGCATGGATGATCGGTAGGAATCCTGCTATGAAAATTATTCAAGCAACACACACCACGGAACTTGCTGTTAACTTCGGACGTAAGGTTAAAAACCTGATTGAAACAGATGATTATACGGATGTTTTTCCAAAAACGGAGTTAGCCGCAGACAGTAAAGCGTCAGGTCGTTGGGACACAAAAAATGGCGGGATGTACTATGCCGTGGGCGTTGGTTCAAACTTAGCCGGTCGTGGTGGTGATTTAATTATTATTGATGATCCGCACTCGGAGCAAACCGCGTTATCTCATAGCGGTTTTGAACAAGCATGGGATTGGTATACTGGTGGCCCGCGTCAACGGCTCCAGCCGGGCGGTGCAATCGTTTTGGTACAAACTCGGTGGTCAGAAAAGGACATGACCGGTCAATTAATACGTGCACAAGCTAAAGATCCTTTAGCAGACCAATGGGATATTGTAGAATTACCGGCTTTAATGCCTTCCGGAAACCCTTGTTGGCCTGAATTTTGGTCAAAAGATGAATTATTGAGCGTAAAAGCGTCTGTTCCGCCGTATAAATGGAACGCACAGTATCAACAAGACCCTACTGCAGAAGAATTATCCATATTAAAACGCGAATGGTGGTTAAAATGGGAGAAAACAGAGGTTCCTAACCTGCAATTTGTGATTCAGAGCTATGATACGGCGTTTTCTAAGAAAGAAACAGCCGATTTTAGTGCAATTACTACTTGGGGCGTGTTTTATCCCGAAGAAATTGGCGGTTCTCCGGCTATTATTTTGCTAGATGTTAAAAAAGGCCGGTGGGATTTTCCAGAATTAAAAGCTATTGCTAAAGAACAGTACGGTTTTTGGGAGCCTGAAACAGTAATTATTGAGGCAAAAGCGTCTGGTATGCCATTAACGCACGAATTGCGACAAATAGGTATACCGGTAATTAATTTTACGCCCAGCAAAGGAAATGATAAGCTTTCGAGGGTTCATTCTATCTCTCCGTTATTTGAATCGGGTATGGTTTGGGCCCCCGACGAGTCTTGGGCGGAAGAAATGATAGAAGAATGTGCGGCTTTTCCAAACGGTAGGCATGACGATTTAGTGGATAGCATGACACAGGCATTAATGCGTTATCGTCAAGGTAATTTTGTGCAAACTCCGACAGATGACTGGGGTTTTGAAAATGCCGCAGAACGCTTGAAAGTTAATGCGTATTATGGTTAATTTATGCTAGACTAAGATAAATCTAAGTTAAGGAGATTGTCACATGGGACCTAAATTTATGGGAATAACTAGCCTTCCGCGCACCGCGACACAAGGACCTCTAAATGTTCCACGTGAAACAATCCCACGATTTCAACAAGGCGGCGGTTTATTCGCCACGGCTCCTGCCCCTATTGCCAACAACACACCTACCTTTGACCTTAACCTTGCTCCGCAAGGTTTGTCAGACCCTAGACAACCGTTATATATACCGCCAGAAGAAAATTCCTATTTTTCTCCTGGAGTTCAGCCAAGTCTAGGGTTGGCAGGGGCCCTTGTTGATCCTGCTACACTTTTAAATAAAGTATCGCCTAGTGATACTTTAGCTAGTGAGTCTTTGAGTGGTGGTTCTTTTAACAGCTTACCGATGTATGGTGGTTCAGGAGGAGTGGGCACAGGTACCGGTATGGAACAAGCAGGTATTCCAACGATGGTAGGTAGAGCGGCTTCTTTGGGAGGAACCGCGCCCGATCGCTGGGACTCTATAGAAAGAGCAAATCAAATAGCTTTTGATAATGCAATGGACGACGCAGGCTGGAACCGAGACTTAGCTCAATCATTTAATGTTTTATATGGCGTAGGCTCTGGTTCAGGACCAAGTGCTCGAGGAGATGCTTGGAGAGGTGCAACTGGAGATGGCGGTACTGCCCTAGATGTTGCTTATGGAGAAGGAGTTGTCCCAACAGGGGGCCACCAAGAAAGAGCCGATGCGTGGGAAAATTGGAGAAGGAAAATAGAAGGACTTGACACAGATGTAGCCGGTAATCCCTTACCTCTGGGAGAAGCAGAATACAGGGCAGCTCAAAGAGCATTAAGCAATTTAGGCAGGCAGCCAACTGCAGAAGAAACTCGAAATTGGTTATACGCGACGTACCCTGAAAAATTTCCGGAAGGATATGTCCATGATCCTAACGCAATTATCCCTGTAGCCAGTCCCGAAGAACGTCTTCAGGCTTTGTATGCTGCTGCCGGTATTGAGGACCCTAATGCAGTTCCTTATGTAGCGCCTATTGATTTTGGTACGGGTGGCGGTGGCGCTGCACGAAAAGCAGGTGGCGGTGGCATTATGAGTCTGCGCTCTAACTATTAAAGGTATTTAAGATGGCAAAAAAAGATGAACCAGTGGTTTCTTTGGTAGAAAAACAAGGCATGGGTCCAGACGAAGAAGTAACAGAAGAATTAGAAATAGAAGCTTTGGTCAGCGATGTTCCTATTGATATTCCAGAAGACATTGAGATTACGGCAGAAGAAGACGGTGGTGTAACCTTAGATTTCGACCCGATGGCCGCGATGCGTGGATCAGGTGAATTTTACGAAAACCTTGCGGAACAAATGGATGATCGTGAATTAGGTACCATTGCAGGAGATCTTTTATCTGAGTATGAATCCAATAAAGCTTCCCGTTCAGAATGGGAAGAAGCCTACTCAAAAGGTTTAGAATTACTCGGATTTAATTACGAAGACCGCACTGAACCTTTCCGTGGAGCGACAGGCGTAACACACCCTATCTTGGCTGAAGCAGCAGTGCAATTTCAAGCACAAGCATTTAATGAATTACTTCCGTCTGGTGGACCGGTTAGAACAGTAGTGATGGGTGCACCAACTCACGCTAAAGAAGAACAAGCACTAAGAGTTAGAGAATTTATGAACTATTACATTATGGATGTAATGGAAGAATACACACCCGAGTTTGACCAGATGTTGTTTTATTTACCGCTGGCAGGCTCTACGTTCAAAAAGGTTTATTATGATGAAGCCTTAGATCGAGCAGTAAGTAAGTTTGTACCTGCAGAAAATTTGGTAGTTCCTTACGAAGCTAACGATTTAGAAACGTGTCCAAATATTACACACGTAGTCCGTTTATCTTTAAATGATTTACGTAAAAAACAGATTGCGGGTTTTTATCGAGATATTCCGGTTATTCCGGCACAAGATGAAACCGATAGTGTTAGTGATGAAATGGACAATATTACCGGAACCTCACCTTCTAATATTGATTACGATTGCACTTTATTAGAATGTCACGTTGATTTAGATTTACCCGGATACGAAGAAACAGATACAGATGGGGAAGCTACTGGTATAAAAGTGCCTTATGTAGTTACCATTAGTGAGGATAATGGTCAGGTTCTCTCTATCCGTAGGAACTATAGCGAAGAAGACGAACTTAAACGCAAAATACAATATTTTATACATTACAAGTTTCTGCCAGGCTTTGGTTTCTACGGATTGGGTTTAATTCACACCATTGGGGGATTATCTCGTACAGCAACGGCTGCTTTAAGGCAACTGATTGATGCTGGTACGCTATCTAATTTACCCGCTGGTTTCAAAGCTAGAGGCTTACGCATACGTGACGATAACGATCCGTTGCAACCCGGAGAGTTTAGAGATGTAGATGCCCCGGGTGGCGCGATCCGTGATAGTTTGATGGCGCTGCCGTTTAAAGGCCCGGATCAAACACTATTTCAATTACTTGGTTTTGTGGTAGATGCAGCGCAACGCTTTGCTACTATTACTGATCTTAAAGTAGGTGATGGTAATCAGCAGGCAGCCGTAGGCACAACTATTGCAATGCTTGAACAAGGCACGCGGGTAATGAGTGCTATACATAAACGCTTGCATTACGCCATGCGGGTTGAGTTTAAATTACTCGCTAAAGTGATGTCTGACTATTTACCTGAAAGTTATCCGTATAGTGTAGCGGGTGCAGATCAATCTGTTAAACGCATGGACTTTGATGATCGCGTAGACATTATGCCGGTGTCTAATCCGAATACATTTTCTCAAGCACAACGCATAGCTATAGCTCAGACTGAGTTGCAGTTAGCTATGCAAGCCCCTGAAATACATAATATTCCTGAAGTATACAGAAGAATGTATGAGTCGTTAGGAGTACGTGATGTAGATAAAATATTAGTTTCACATACTACCGATAACGCCGAACCACGCGACCCGGCCCAAGAGAATATAGATGCTATGGAAAATGTGCCGTTAAAAGTATTTAAAGGGCAAGACCATCAAGCACACATAACAGCACACCTTATTTTTGGAAGTTCACCCATGATTGCACAAATGCCGAAAGTAGCTATGGATTTACAAAAACACGTAATGGAGCACGTTAAAGTTCAAGGCGAAGAAAAAGCGGAAGCCGCAATGCAACAACCGGCGCAGCAACAAATGCCTTTGAACGGAATAGAGCAAGCCGCGCCACAGAACATGATGCCACCAGAAACTATGGCAGACGGCGGGGAAGTAGAGCCGCCTAGAAGCATGGAGTTTGAAGCATTAAAAGCACAGTTTATTGCACAAGGTATGCAGGAAGTTAAAATACTTAGTCAACAATTAGCTGGCGCAGGTCAAGAACAAAAAGCAGATCCTTTGATTGGTCTTAAACAGCAAGAGCTTGCTATTAAAGAGCAGCAGGTTCAAGGCAATATTTCCAACGATCAGCAAGAATTAGCATTTGATAGAGAGCGTTTAGGTCAACGGTCTACTGAGTTCCAACAACGTATTGCAAGCCAAGAACGTCAAACAGCGGCTAGAATACAAGCAGCGCAAGAACGGGAGTTGATGAAGCAAAGGAATCAATGATGCCGATTATTAAAACAGCAGTAGAAATGAATAAGTTTCTTGCAAAGAAGATGGCGCAAAGCAAGAAAAAGATAGCAGCACAAAAAAAAGCTGGAACCTACGTAGCACCGAAAAGAACAAGCCGAAAGGAAGAAATAGCGGTAGATAATTTTATGCGGGCTAAAGGTGATTTGCAATACGCAAATAGGTATGGTTATACCAAAGCAAATCCAAAAACTAAGTTACAAAATAAAGTAAAGAGTACGGAAAATAAATTAAAGAAAATAGTTGAAGAAGAAGGTGGTAAGTACAGTCCTAAAAATTATTTTAGTAAGGGCGGTGCTGTAAATTCAAAAAAATCCTGTGGTCTTGCGGTACGAGGTTATGGGGCGATTACAAAGTAAAAAAGAGAGGTATGTATGAGCAAAGTACACATAATTAGCGGACCAGGAGAAGATGCACCTAAACCTGTATCTAAACTTATAGTTGATGGTCAAGGCTCTATTCCTTATTCAAGTCCTGTTGCTTCAAAAGCACCTAATACTGAAAAAGGTATTATGGTTAAGGGCAAGAAGAAGGGAATGCGAGCAGCTTTACGTGGCGGCAAATTTAAAAGTTGTTAAATGGAAGAAGTCGTTAAAAAAAAGATAGAACTTGAGATAGAGGTAGGATCTACTCATGTAGATCGTGGCATAAATCCGTATCAAAAATGGATTCATCTTGCCAAAGCCATAGATGCGTGGCGCATTTTTCCTAGAATGTTCCTTAGTGTGTATATTTTCTTGCTGTATTATTCAGTAATGTGGTTTATGGAGCTACCAGAACCATCACTTGAGCAATCAGGTCTTATATCAATAATTGTTGGTGCAGGCGCAGCTTGGTTTGGTTTATATGCAGGTAGTGCAAGCTCTAGCAAAAATTTCAAAGGCGAAGAATAATGAAGATTTTCATAACCGAGTTTATATACAAAGGTGTAACTTATGAAGGTCCCCCTATTATAGCTAGAAACTTTGCAAAAGCAGAAAAAGAAGCAAAAAGATACGACGTTAAAGTGGTGGGTGAATTAGACGTTGTTCAAGAACATGAAAACTTTGGATGGCAAACAAGTCAATGGAACAGGGTTTTACATTAATAGCTGAACTTGGTCTTCCTGTAGCGGGAGGACTAACTATGGCGTATTTTATTTTTTTGGTAATGAAGCAACTTATGGATGGTTTAGTTAGTGAAATACAAACTGTTCAAGCAATATCAAAAATGCTTATTACTAGAGCCGCAACTATGAATAACGATATGATTCGTATCGATACAAGCGTGAGTAGTGCATTGGGTTTATCACCTGATTTAGAACGTATAGCTAGAAGTGAGAACTTTGTAGAAGACGGGAAGATAGATGCTAGGAGGGACTAATGGATATTATTCAGTTAGTTTCAGACTTTGGCTTTCCGATAGTTATGGTAGTCGGTCTAGGGTACTTTGTTTACTTTGTGTGGCAGACAATAACTAATAAGATCGATCCCGCTGTTCAAGAAATGAAAGTAACTATTATTAGACTAACCGACCAATTACGCCTGTTAGACCAAGATATGATAAGATTACAACAGAAGGTTAATACTGTTTTAGAGCTAAAAGAAGAAAATAAACTGATAAATGAAGATAAAACTAAAAAAGGATAATGAATTATTAATAGTTGGATGGTTAATTTTATTATCTTTTTTTTCCGGCTTTGTAAAAGCTGACAACCTTACTTTTCAATTCAAAAATCCTTCATTTAGTGGCGTAGGTTATTCTGCGCACGTTCTTACTGTTGACGAACAGGAGAGAACAAGAAGATTAAAAATACAAGAAGATATACAGTCTGCTATAGATGAAGCTGCCCGTGAAGCAGATAACACAACCCTTTCTAAATTCCTCAGAAACCTTGAATCGCGTAT